GGAAAGACTAAGTCCTAGCATATGTCCATCACGAGGATATAATCCTGTTGTCTCTGAGTCGAGAGCAATATAAGGACTAGGAGCGTCAATAGCTGCTTGAAAGAAAGCGTTGGCTTCTTCTGTATCTTGTATGCCCCACGCATTGTAAGTAGTAATTACTACATCTTCTTTATCACCAGTTATATACTCGAGTATACTTTTCTTGGAATCATCCCAAGTACGTTGAGCTTCTGGCTTAAATGCAAGCATGGCAGGGTTTATGACAGGCAGAAACTTTTCTTCTACTTTCTTGCCTGAGTATTCTGTGACTGAGTTTACAGGAGTGAAGTACTTAAGTGCGTCACTTCCCACGAGAATAAGCCAGTCATATGCATCGATGTCTATCTCGATGTCACAGTCTCGTTTTAATACTTTCTTGATGTTTGGATCTGAACACAGTTGATACTGGTCAAACTCAAACTCATCATCAAATTCTTTCTTAAAATTAGTTCTACTTGGTTTAGTTTCTACTAATGCAACTTTAGGCATATAATTTACTCTTTAGTTTTTGTACTGTTTGTATGGGCAATGCCCCAGGATCTCTGTCTTTGAGGCATACATTTCTTGAGGCTAAACCTACTCGCTCGGCCATTTCTTTTACATCTTTTGCAGCATTCTGTCCTGCATCATCTCCATCAAAGAAGATGTCAATACTATCTACACCTTGTATTGATAGCATTCGTAACTTATCTTCATTGATATTCTTTGTTCCAAAGCAACACACTGCGTTCTCGAGTCCTTTGTCCTGTAGATTAATCATATCAAATATACCTTCTACTAGTATAACTGAACCTTGTATCGGCTCTACTATAGGGTATAAAGGCATCTTCGCACCCGCAGGCGAGATCATATACTTAGGTGTTCCACCTGTAGTATGACGACCATTGAAGGCTACAATACGTCCTGATATATCTCGTACTGGAAATACTATTCTTCCTATATGATCGGGATCGTGGTGTTGAAAAGCCTCGAACTTCTTATAAGTCTCAGGCTTAATGTCCCTCCAGTTACCTGTGTAGGGAGCTAAATTCCTTGGAAACGACAAACCAATACTTTCAGACCTTTTTGATTTAATATTTTTCTTTAACAACTCTCTTCTTACTTGTAAGTGATTTGCCTTTTCTCCAAAATGTGTAAAGATATTTCCTTTGAATCCGCATGAGAAACATTGAAATATACCTGTTATACGATCAATACGCATACTAGGATTTCTATCCTCATGATCGGGGTGAAGACAGCTCACCAAACAGTCTCCTCCCTTCGGTATAAAATAAACACCTCTGGAAGTAAGTAACTCTTCTACTGTCATCTACCGATATCCTGTACGTTATCTCTACTAATTAATTGATATGCACCTTTATTATAGGCAGGTGCAATCGTATACTTTGAGCTTAATTCATGTCTGGCATTTACTGTCGTATCTATACTACTTATATCTACGGATTTGTACTGTTTAGTCTCTCTACGATATACTGTGGTTTCCTCTAAGGGTTGAAACTTGGGTGTGTATCGCTTTGCCTTTGGTAAGGGCTTTCTCTTTCTACCTGAGCTAGTGTGTCGTAAACTACCGAATGTAAGTGCCATATGCTTTATCTCCTTTCAATTATCCGTATATTATACGCATAAAAAGGTAAGATGTCAAGAACTATTTTTAAAGATCATTAATTTCTTCGCCTGTTTTATGCGAAGAATCTTCTTTCTCTTTCGGAGTAAGGGCAGTCTCGGGACCAATTTTAAGGCTATCCCAGTCTACTGTGGATGAGAATGATTTCATGGAGGCTGATCGCATCTTTACACAATTCAAGGTGATACACGCATCTTCGTGATCCCAAGTTTCAAGTGTATACGCGGCATCTGCCGCATCAAGAATACCTTTAGCGAAACGAGCTTCTCCAGTTGCATCTGTTTGATAGGGTGTGAATACTGTGCAGTCATATTCTTGTGCCATAGACTTCAATGCTTTACTTACTTCGATCTGTTCTGTCCAGTCATACTGACCTCCGCGAGAAGGAAGACTCGACCGTTTTACTTGGTTAATATAGTCTACAATGATAACTCCAACATCCAGTGCTTTGACTTTCTTATCAAGTTCAGCTCGAATCTTGGAGAGTGTGAGAGAAGGATCATATACAACATCAAGCTGTCGATTCGGGAGAAGATCTCCAGCCTGCAACTTGTCATGAAACTTATCAAAATCACGATGACTTCTATACTCTTTCAAACGGTCTTGTCCCGCAACAAAACGATCAGCCCACCAACCTGCAACCTTCTCCCACTCAGTAATACTAAGATTCTTAGTACGAAGACGGGCAAAGGGAACTTCTGTGGCTATGGAACAGCATCGTTGAAGGATAGACCGACTATCCATTTCTATAGTGAAATAGATAGCCGACTTACCACTTTTGTAAACATTATTGGCAATGTTTGCACAAATAACTGACTTACCTGCTCCTCGCTTACCACCAACCATTACTAAATCTCTGGGAGAGAACTGTATCTCGTGGTCGTATTCCTCGTTGAGGCCGAGAGGCACGTATTTAGCTAAATCTTCTTCTGGTTCGAACAGGCGAATACGTTGCATACTCTCCTGTGGATCTTCCAAATCAACCTTCTGCTCAATGTCGAGTACGATTTGGTGAAGATGGTTTACTGATTCTTGAGCATCCTCGAATGCTACAGAGTGTTCTACATAATCTTCAAGCGAGTCCAGAATTTCTTTTTGAGTGTATTCGTTTTTCAAGTACTGAAGAAGCATATTAGGATCGGCATCGACCTCAACTGCTTCAATCGCAAAAAGTTTTTCACGAGTACTTGAATCACGAATCTCAAATTTTAGATCTTCAATCGTTGGCATTTTATGAAAATCGGAGGAGTGTTTATCAATAATCTTATACAGACTATGATACTCCGTTGGCAGATATTGCTTATGCGTAACACTCCAAGTCTGAAAGTCTCCGAGCGTAAGCACTTGCTTTATCAAAGCACTTGCGATATTCAATGAAATTCTCCCGATTTCAAATCCAAAAAAGCGAGCAGACCCCGTAGAGCCTGCTCTTATAAACTAAAAAGAATTAAGCAGAAGCTTTTTCTTTCTTAGCAGCTCCATCATAGTCAGCCGCTGAGAGCCCTCTACGAGTAAGCATAGTTTTGACACCTCGAGCAGTTTTGCCAATCGCTTCAGCGATATCTTCAACGCCCATGCTACCGATGTCATTCAACTCAGCCAAAGGATCTTCCTTAGAAGCGCCTTTAGTAGTCTCTTGACGAGGAATAGCATCAATGTCACCTGAACGGAGCAAGCTAAGAGCTTTACCACGTACAGAGTTTACAGAACGATCTAGTGCATCAGCAATAGCTTCAACGAAAGCTCCCTCTTGTACCATAGATACAAAAGTCTCTTCTTCAGATGGAGAGTACGTGCGTACAGCTTCAACTTTAGGAGCAGGCTTAACGTGGCCAGTAAGTTCCATAGAAAGGATCTTGCCTTGAATTGACTTAGCAGAGAAAGCGCCATCTTCAAAATGAGAAGCGATTTCAGCATAAGTGTAAGTTCCGCTATTGTCAGAGACAAAAGCAGCAAGAGTTGCTTCTTGTGCGTCAGTAAACGCTCGGCTAGAAGCCGCAGAAGCTAGCTCTACATCGTGTCCCATCTTTCGCAATTTGCTTGAGATAGATCGAGTAGAGGTTTCCAAGTTAGCTGCTGCTTCTGCAACAGTTGCTTGGGATACGGGGCTTTCGCCACCGACAAAATCAGTAAGAGCGGTTGTTCGCTCGTCAGTCCACTTAGGTAGTGCCATGATATTTATTCTCCAATAAATTCTAAAAGGTTAGTTATGATTTGAACGCCAGACTCTCTGGCTTTCTTAGTTTTAGCAGATTCTACTCCGCTTTCGTTCACCAGAATCGTGACATCTTTTGTCAAACTAGATTTGACAACATAACCAAGCTCTTGAAGTTTCTTCTGAGCCTCGGCTTTAGTTTTGTAACTGGTAAGTTTACCACTAATACAAACACTTTGGCCGTGGGTTATGGTTTGTGTTTTATCAAACTTGAAACTAAAAGGTAACAAGGATACTTGATAAAATTCTTCGTTTAACCACTTCAATAAATTAGCTGTAGCTTTCTCACCGAGTCCTGCATTACGGCAAGTATCGTAGTCTATTTCTTCGATGTCTTCGCAGACTTTAGAAAGTTTTTCCGATGCAGTCTTACCAATGAGAGGTATGCTAAATGCAGATAAAAGTATGTTCAGTGGTGCATTTTTTGAGCGTTCCAACTCATCTACTAACTTCACTGCGAGTCTTTCAGATCCGATGCGGTTAGCAATCTCTTTGGAAGATATGGAATAAAGTTCCTCTAGGGAGACAATTTCCAACTTAGAAAGAGTTGCTGGACCGAGACCTTTGATCTTGAGAGTCTTAGCAAAGTGTTCGATGAGTTTAAGAACTTTTTCTCCGCATTGCGGATTTTTACAATACAGAAGGTAATTGACTTCATCTAACACCGAACTGCAGCTAGGGCAGTTTGTTGGGGCTTCGATTTTGGTCATGTTATTTCCTCTGAAATTGAATAAGTATTATACGCAGATTTAAGGTTTCTGTCAAGAATTATTTTTCGACACGTCTAACAATCCTGGGAATGATTTCCCCTGACCTTATGACTTCTACCCCACAGCCTATCTCTAGGTCGAGGTCTCTTATATACTCAATATTGTGCAGAGTGGCTCTTGATACAGTCGCGCCACCAATCTCAATAGGATCTAGGATCGCTACTGGACTGACAACACCGCTCTTACCAAGTTGCCACACTACATCAATAAGTGTTGTTGCCACTCCCTGTGCCTGTTCTTTAAGAGCAAAAGCACCACGAGGGTGTTTAGAAGTGTGTCCGAGGCGCAAATACTTTAAATTATCCTCAAGCCGATAGACAAGTCCATCAGTAGGATAACTACTCGTATCAAATCGGTCTACAACATTGAAGCCGTGCCGTTCTAGTCTGCGCAAAGCACCACTATACTGCTCGGAAAGTTCAGGTGTAGCGTCATAAGCAACGAACACTAAAGGGCGAGTCTGGAACTCTAGGAGTCCTTCTTCACCTTTTAAACCGAGTGACCCCGCAGCGAAATTGCGAGAGTTCGGAATACTACTAGGGGCAACAACTTCCCCCGTTATTTGGATAAGACGACTATCTCTAATCTCCGAAGGGACTAAGGTACTCATCTTATCAGTTATATCTCTACCTTGTATACCGTCACCACGAGTTAAAGCTAACTGTAGGCTTCCGTTTATATATAGTAAAGATACTGCTGCTCCATCTAGTTTAGGACTACATACGCAAGAATTAATATCAAGAGGAGCCTTGTCCAGGTCAAAACACTTCTGCAATGAGTACATTTGATAAGTATGCGAAATCGCATCCGTAACAGTGTATCCCACTTTATTGTAGTTATGCTTGTCTGCTAGAAGGTCAAACTCTTCATCGGAGATGATAGGATAACCTTCGTAGTACATAGTACTCGCTCTATCCAAAAATTTCTGCATATACTTCTCCTAAATAAGAACAGATATTATACGCAATTTAAGGAAGATTGTCAAGAACTATTTGTACAGATCCTTAATTAAATCTGAAAAGTGTTCTTCTACCATCTCTTTTGATTCTGCTAGTGATAGTATCTCTACTAATCCCATGAAGAGTTCTCTGGAGTTGGTAAGGTCAAGCGGCATTGCTACACCCTCAGGGGTAGGTTTCCACTCTTCTTCGAAGTCCATATAATACTTGCGGAGATGCAAATACTCAACACCCCGAAAGGTATTGATAGTAAGTCTTACCTGTATCTCTTTAACTTTATCATAGTGAATTACACGAGAGTATGCTTCTGGGGCTTGATGTAGTTCCATTACCTGCCCTCATTCTTTAAGATTGAAGACAATGGCACTACACTAGACACATTTGCAGGTCTAAGTAATCTGTATGAGTCTGTATCCCAACAAAAGAAGAGCAGGGTGTCATCCGTTTCCTTTGCCCTGTTCTTCTTCTTTTGAATGTAGGGTGTAGAGAAATCCAAAGTACAGACATTATACTTTAGTTTTTTGGAGTGTTCGCTACGGTAAGTGATAACGGCATCTCCATACGTGTGCACTAATTGTGCCAGTTCTTGCTTTTTCACTATAGCTCCTTGGTTAGTATTTCAGCAATCATTATTGTGATGCTACTAATACAAGGTGATTTCTATAGATACAAAAAGACCCCGCTAGACGAATCTAGCAGGGTAGTTACTTAAGCTTCGTTTATTGCTGTAATAATAGAAGTAAAGTATTGTGAGGCTTTACCAGTCAACTTGGCAATAATTTCCTCGTCAACAGGTTGTCCAGCATCACCTAAAGCTGCTACAAGGGCTTCTGCCGCTGCTGCTTTAGAAACACGAGTACTGCCTCCTCCTGTGGTTGACCCTGAGCTTTTGGCCGCAGGGGTTTTCTTAACATAAACGCCAGCTTTGGTTAAGATCATGCGAACACCGTTAGGTGATTCGTCTAATTCTTCTGCAATATCCTTAACAATCTCCATGCTGGTCTCTGGAGTTGGTTCTGCTTCTTCATACATTGATACTGCTTGTGCTTTTTTATCGTCGTCCCAAGCCACTTTTCGTTTCCTCTTGTTATTTGGGTTTTTGTTTCCTGGGCAATTGCCCAGAGCCTGTAGTTGTTGGTTGTAAAATCGGTCGCCCATTTGCTTCCTCTCATATTTGAAAAACTATTATGCCAAAATATAAGCAAGATGTCAAGAATTATTTTTAGATAGCACTTCGATAAAATACTGAGCAGCCTTGCCTGTTAACTTAGTTATTATTGATTTATCTACTTCTAAGCCTGCTTCTGCTATAATATCTACTAGCTCCATCTGTAAACCTTCTTTTGTACCCGAAAAGAATTTTACTTCTACAGGCCTATTGCTGATATATAAATGGTAAGTTTTTGCGTTTGAATGATCTTTGTCTTTACCAAATCTTTGGGAATAGGCAAATTCATTAGTAACTATATGCTTATAGTTTTCAAAGTAAAACTGGTGGTCTGAGTGTATCAACAGCCAGTTTTCGGTAATATTTTTAGTCCACTCAAGTATACGCTCGTGAAGAGAGATAGAGCCATCCCCTTCGGTATACCCCAATCTCTCTAAGTAGGGAGGATCTATAAATACAAAATCTCCTTTTTTAATATCTACCTGCTCAAAACTACCATGAATAAGTTCGCAAGTTCGTAGAAACTCGTGATGTTCTGGCACTAGATTACAAGAGAAATTTTTATAGTGACCGAAAGGCACATTGAAGTCCCCCTCAGAGTTATATCTTTCCATACCGGAAAAACATAATTGCCGTAATACTATGTAACAATAGGCTTTTTGAGAATCATAATCAATAGAGTTTTTATGCTCATTGATATAATCTCTAGCTACATAGTACTCTGCTTCTAGCTCGTCATGGTCTGCATCCTTCAACGCTTCTACATCGTCCAGTAATTGTGAGAAATCTTTGCTATTAGCGACTGTCTGGTACAAATTAATTACATTATGGTTTATATCACATAATACGGAAGGTTTTTCAAAATAAAAAGCTGCTGCAGCGCCTCCTGCAAAAGGTTCTATAATTCTTTTTGCATTCTTTGCATACTGTCTAATAACAGGTATTTCTTTTGATTTACCTCCCTGATACTTTACTATTGGTTTTAACATATCATGTTCAACTTTTCTTTAACTTTTGTTGATAGAACCTTTTCATATTCTTCTGCTGTAAAAGGAGTATTTAATAACTTTACCATACTTTTTACTCCTAAGATATTATGTTTAATCTTAGATTCATAATAATCTTCAGGAGAAGTAGGGTTAAAATAACCAGAAACATCTGCACCTAACTCTTTAGTTACTGTTTCTATTTTCTGGTTAGAAGCTCGTAGTTTTTCTGAATCTAAGCCAGTATTACATTTCAACTCGTAATAATACTTTACTCCGCCCTTCTCAAAGAAAAAGTCTACTTGTCTATCTGTTGCGCTATCGTCAAGAGTGTCTGTTGTTTCATTCCAAAACTTTTCTAACCTGTTACCTACTTGAATTACAACGGATTGTTGAGAAGCAGCAATTCCTGCATACTTTAAAAGCCTTGATCCGGGGGCTGTAGGTCGAATATCTTCTAGTAACTTTTCTAAAATGTCGAGCACAGGGTTTTTCCTTCTTTTTTTGTTTATAAAGCAGTATTATACACGGATCGAGAATCCATGTCAAGAAATATTTTTTATATCCTCTCCAAATTAACGCCATACTTTTGTAAGTGTGTCAGCTTTCCTAATTCATATGCTGGAACGTAAGCTGAAAAACCTCCTGCCTGTACGCTCGAAAAATAAGTATCTTCACTGTCTATTTTTTGTATTATATAA